GACTATTACAAGGAGAAGTTCATGACCTACCATGGCGAGCTTGAAGGGTTCAGAGCACGTCCCAAACATCATGTCTACGACACAGAGCTTGCAGAGCAAGTGTATGGAAAAGTGATTGACGGAAGCCTGATCGAACGCAGATTGACTGGCCCAGTAATGGACAACTGGCGACCACAACAAGTCTCTCTGTCTGAGTTTGTCACGCCAGTGTGCACCATGAGTGAACCAACAATTGAAGCCTGCTTCAACGCCTTCTTCGACCATGTGTTGAGAGAGTTGCCGCGAGCGGAAATTGAGTTGCTCCACCCATATCCCATTGAAGTGGCTATCAATGGAGCTCCAGGAATCACATTCGTTGATGGGATTAAAAAATCAACGAGTATGGGATACCCTTGGCGCAAACCAAAGCGAAACTTTGTCATTCCTCTCGAAGATGAGCGGTTCCAAGACGGCGTTACTTTCACTCCGGAAATCGACGCAAGAATCCAGGACCGCCTCGAAAGGCTGAAGCAAGGCATCCGAATGCATCCAGTGTTCAGTGCTTCACTCAAAGATGAACCTGTTTCGTTCAAGAAGGTGCGTTTGTGCAAGACACGAGTGTTTTTCTGTTGTCCAGCAGACTTCCTCATTGTCGTGCGCATGTGCTTCATGTCATTCTGTCGTGTGGCACAACGCAACCCTTTCGTCTTTGGAGTCGCAATCGGCATGAATCCTCACTCTGTTGATTGGGACAAGATCTACCGACACTTGTCCAAGAATCCAGTCGAGAACACTGTGGCTGGCGACCATGTGTTCTACGACAAGAAGATGCAACTCCTCTTCCTTCGGTACGCAATGCTGTTTGTGATCAGATTGTATGAGGAAGCAGGACAAGTGACAAAAGAAGAACTCGTCGTCTACTACACAATTGTGGACGACATGGTGAACCCAACAGTTGATTACTTCGGCATGCTGGTAACGTTCATGGGAGGTGAAGTTTCCGGCCATCAAATGACCACAATTCTCAACTGTTTGCTGGATAAGGGATACATCATGTATGCGTACATGGTGACTTTCAAATTCATCCATGATTTCTTCGAGCATGTACGCATTATCACACTCGGCGACGACCATGTTTTCACCGTGTCTGAGCAGCGGAAAGCTTTGTCACACACAGCAGTGCAGTCTATCCTCAAGGATCTTGGACTGGACTATACAATGGCTGAAAAAGATGCGGACTCCGTTCCATTCATCATCTTGAAAGATGCGCCGTTCCTCAAACGCAAATTCGTTTACTCTTCTGAACTCGGATGCGTTGTGGGACCAATAGAGCGCAACACAATCTTCAAGATGCTGACAATCAATGTCATCTCAAAGTCAGCCACAAAGGAAGAACAGCTGGCGCAATCCATTTGTGCCGCAATTGCTGAATCATTCTTCCATGGAAGGAAGTTTTTCGATGAATTCACAACGTTCGTTGATAGACTCAAAAAGAGTCCTCGACTCGAAGCGCAGATGAAAAAGTACCCCGCACTCACGTGGGAACAATACGTCGCGCGCTTCCACGAAGCCTCAAACAGCAAATTGGCCATTCGGGCTGGTCAAGGCGATGAGCCAAACCAAAAGTCCGCACTTGTGAGCAGTGACTGCTTCAACGAACCTCCCACCCTGCAATCGTTGAAGAGAATGGGCCCACACGTGACAAATCCTGCTAGAGCGATCCTCGAAATTCATCTTTATGAAAGGTTGGAGCTGGAACCAAAAGACGGTGGTAAGGTCGTGCAGTCTGAGTTAACTGTGCTTCCCGACAAGAAACAACTTGCTACCCAACATCTCACTGGCAATTATGCCGAATCAGCTGTCCCAGAGACGGCAACGGAGTCTACTGACACCATCCAAGAAACGACCATGTTCGTGAACGAGCCATCAGCCGATGTGCTCGACCTGTCGACAAAGTTTGACAAGGTTGCAACAAAGCAGCGAATCATGGCAAGCCTGGGC